TACAGGCATGACACTCCACGATGTAGAGCAAGATCCTGAAACTGCTTCAAAGAAGTGGGCAGAGATAAAAGATAATATTCATATTGCTGATACAGTAGATTGGACTTTAGATAAGGTAGACTCTTTGGCTGCTGAAACTAAACCTGATATATTAGTTATCGATCAGCTAGATAAAGTTCATGTAAGTGGAAACTTTGCACGAACAGATGAAAAATTACGAGCTATCTACACAGGTGCTAGAGAGATAGCTAAACGCAGAGATTGTTGTATCCTAGCGATATCACAGGCATCTGCAGAGGCATCTGGTAAACTTGATATATCGTTTGATATGATGGAAAATAGTAAAACAGGAAAGGCAGCAGAAGCTGATTTAATTCTTGGTATAGGTTATAGAAATCTGTTAGATACTGATGAAAACTTGAGAAGTATTGCAGTCAGTAAAAACAAAATGACAGGTTGGCATGGTGTAATACCTTGTACCATTATTCCAGAATTATCTAGGTATGATGTATGATAACAGTATTTGATATAGAAACTACTTTTCAAGTTGATAAAGATGGTGACAAAGATGCATCACCTAAGAATCCTTTGAATAGAATAGTGAGTATTGGTATTAATGACGAATACTTTTTTCTATACCACACTGAGCCTTTTGAAAAAGATCCAAATGTAAAACAAAAGATACAAGATATCCTTGATAAGACTACACTGTTGGTAGCCCACAATATAAAGTTTGACTTGATGTGGTTGAAAGAAGCAGGGTTTACTTATGAAGGAAAAATCTATGATACTATGTTGGCTGAATATATTTTAGCTAGACACTTCCCTAGAGGTTTTTCACTAAAAGATTCTTGTTTGCGTAGACGTATTCAACAGAAGTCCAACATTGTAGATGAATACTTAGAAAAAAATATTAGTTTTGAATATATACCCATTAACATTGTAGATGAGTATGGTCGAAAAGACGTTATTGTCACAAGAAGTTTATTTAAATCTCAGATGCAAGACTTCAAAGACAAGAAAAACTCAGGGATGATTAAGACTGTTAAAATGGTTAATGAATTTTGTAAGACGCTTATTAAAATGGAATCTAATGGTATTCAAATTGATATGTCTAAACTTAATTCTATTGAAAAAGAATTTCAAGATGAACTCGCTGTTGTTAAAAAAGATATCAATGAAACAATATGGGAACATATGGGTGATACACAAATCAATCCTTCTAGCAGTGAACAATTATCTTGGCTGTTCTATGGTGTAAAACCTATTGATAAAAATAAATGGTCAGAAGTATTTAATATTGGAACAGATAAAGACACTAAAAAGGCAAAGAAAAGACCTAGACTAACAAATCTACAATTCCAAAAACTAATTATGGAACATACTCAGCCTATCTTTAAGACTAAGGCAGAACAATGTGATGCATGTGAAGGTGTAGGTACTATCCAGAAGTACAAGAAAAATAAAGAACCCTATGTCAAAAGAAGTAAATGTACTAAATGTAGTGCCAAAGGAGTGGTCTATCATAATCTCAATAAACCTGCAGGATTTGGCATATCCCCAAAGACTATATCCGATGTATCCTCAGGTGGTTTTAAGACTGATAAGGATACTTTATTAAAGATTTTACGCACTTCAAGGAACGAGAAACTCATAGAATTTATCCGTAAGGTAATCAGGCACAGTGCCTTAGAAACCTATCTAAAATCGTTTGTAAACGGCTTAAAACGGCATACTAGAGAGTCAGGTATGCTTTACCCTAGATTTTTACAGCATAGAACAGTAACAGGCAGATTAGCTAGTCAAGACCCAAACTTCCAAAACCAACCTAGAGGTACGACTTTTCCTATTAGAAAAGCTATTACATCTCGTTGGGAGAATGGTCATATCATGGAAATAGATTATGCACAGCTAGAATTTAGAACTGCTGTATTTTTAGCTCAGGATATTAAGGGTATGGAAGATATAGAAAATGGTGTGGATGTTCACCAATTTACAGCCGACATTATCGGTTGTTCTAGGCAAGAAGCTAAAGCCCATACCTTTAAACCTTTGTATGGTGGTATGTCAGGTACAGATGATGAAAGACGATATTATAGAACCTTCTTAGAGAAGTATGAAGATATAGCTAAATGGCATGAAAAACTACAAAATGAAGCTATTAAATACAAGATTGTAAAGTTGCCCACTGGTCGTGAGTACGCCTTTCCTTATGCGAAAAGGCAAGAATGGGGTGGTTCAAGTTATGGCACACAAATTAAGAACTACCCTGTTCAAGGGTTTGCGACTGCTGATATTGTTCCTATGGCATGTATCAATGTAGATATTTTAATGGAACAAAAGAATGTAAAAAGTTTATTAATTAATACAGTCCATGACTCTATTGTCATTGATGTATATCCGGGGGAAGAACAAATAATGAAAGAGATTTGCACTAAAGGTGCGTTAGATGTAACAAAAACACTTAAAGATGTTTATGACATTGACTTCAATGTACCTTTAGATGTAGAAGTAAAGATAGGTAAGAATTGGTTGGACATGGGGTTAGCTTGATGGGTATTAGAATTACTATGCAGGAAGTGTTCTCAAATCGTAGGCTAACGAAGTCATATGGCGAGGGTGTGGGCGTATGATATTACCTATTGACAAAGCTGTGGATAAGTTTTATAATAACGGAAAGGAGTACTAATTTATGAGTACAGAATTATCTAACTACGAAACGCTCAGTAAAGAGCAAATAATGAAACTGACTGGTCAAGATGATGACTCGTCAAGTGGGGGTAATACATTACCTCGACTATCAATTAATAAAGACGCTGAGGATGATAACGGTAATACGCTACCTTCTGGTGTTTATACAATCTACAATCCTGACTCTGAATCAAGAGTCTATGGTACTAAAGAAGGTAAAACTTTATTTAGACCTTTTATCAATTCCTATCAATATATGGAATATGATCCAGAGGAAAATAATTATCCTCATACTTCAGTCATCTTTAAATCATGGAAAGATGAACCTTTAGATACAAAAGGTGGAGTACGTTGTGGTAAGGTTATTGGTAAAGACAAAGACAATCTTTCTGATGCAGAAATTGAATTACAAAAGAATATTAAGTGCTATCGATTGGTTTATGGTCTATTAACTATGGATGCTACAACTGCTGAAGGTGAACCTGCAGAGGTTAAAAACGTACCTGTGCTATGGCGAGTTAGTGGTACTAGCTTTAAGCCTGTTGGCGATGTTATTCAATCGATTAAAAATCGTGGTAAATTAATGCAGAATGTACACTTACGAATGGGTGGCAAAAGACAAAAGAATGGTTCGACAGTTTGGTACACACCCGTATTAAATGTTGAAGATAAAGAAATTGCGTTTTCTAAACAAGACCTACAAACAATGGAGATGTTCTCTCAACTCATCGATGATGAAAATAAAAAAGTAGTTGAATCTTGGAAGAAAGCACAATCATCAGCCAAAGCAGATCAAGTATCTGAAAAGGTGATGAAAACTGTTGAGAGTATTGATCCAGAGGAAGCATTCGCTAACTAATGAGTTCTTCTATTCTCAATAGAGTTCAGATGTTCTTGGCAGAGTCTAACAAAGGTTCTGTCAAGATATCTGATGCTATTATAGAAAAGTTTGGAAAAGACTGTGTTCAGGCTTTTAAGAAACAGTTTACAGATAAAAGAGATCCTTCATTCAGAGTAAGGATGAGCAACATCGGTAGACCTTTATGTCAACTTCAAATGGAAAAAAGGGGTATCAAGGGTGAGGGTATGCCTTACCATGCTAAGATGAGAAATCTATTTGGTGATCTCATAGAGGCTGCTGCTGTTGCAGTAATGAGTGCTGCAGGTATTGAAATCCAAGCTGAACAAAAAAGAGTTAAGTATAAATTTAATGGGGATTCAGTAGAGGGGCAGTTTGATGTTAAGATTGAAGATAAGATATGGGATATTAAAAGTACATCTCAGTATTCTTTTGATAATAAGTTTGGTGAGAATGGTGGGTTTGATGCTATATATCAAGATGATGCGTTTGGCTATGTTGCACAAGGCTTCCTCTACGCAAAGGCTGATGACTCTAAGTTTGGTGGTTGGATTGCTATTAATAAATCTACAGGAGAATGGACTGTCACCGAAACTCCTTTGATAAGTGATGTTTATGAAAAAGAAGCTATCGATAAGGCAAAAGAATCAATCCATGCTGTTAATTCTAATAAGAAGTTTAAAAGGTGTTTTGAGGATGAAAACGAATACTTTAACAAAAGACCTACAGGAAATAAAGTATTAGGTAGAACTTGTAGTTACTGCCCTTACAAAAAAGCCTGTTGGGGAGATGGTTTAAAGTATGCACCTCAGCAACAATCACAAGCTAAAAATCCAAAGTGGTTATGGTATACAGAAATCTTAAATCCAAAGGTAGAAGATAATGCCTAGAAAAAGAATGACCTTTGTACCATCAGTCAATATATCTATTGATCCCACCGACACAGGATTTTCTTGTGTTATCACAGAGGACAAAGATGAATCTCTGAATGACGAACAATACTATATGTGTTGTACAATAGCTAGAGGAATGGTAAGACTAGCTGTAGAAAATCCTGAACTTACTTTTTCTGAAGGTGTTAAATACATGGAAGAAGAAGCAAGAGAGAAGGAACACGATAAAAAACACTCTGGTAAAGTTATCGATATCAAAGAGTTTTTTAAGAACATAAGGAAAGGACTTCATTAATGAAGAAACATTTAGTAATACCTGATCCTCATTGTAAAGTTGGTGTATCCAATGATAGATTTACATGGGCAGGTAAGTTGGCTAAAGATGTTGATCCCGATGTTATCATATGCTTAGGTGACTGGGTGAATATGGATTCACTATCTCACTTTGATAGAGGAACAATGTCTTTTGAAAATAGAAGATATCAAAAAGAAATTATACATGCTCAAGATGCTCTAGAAAGATTTAACAAAGCCTATGGTAAAAAGAAAAGACGTATGGTAATGTTAGGTGGAAATCACGAGCATCGAATAACAAGATTTGTCGAGAGTAATCCTGAACTAGATGGCAAAATGTCAGTAAGAGATATAGGATTTGAGGACTTTGGGTGGGAGTATCACCCATACGAAAAACCCGTAGAAATAGACGGGATACTGTACTGCCATCACTTTCCTTCTGGCGTCTTGGGAAAGCCCATTAGTGGAGAGCATATCGCTTCTGGGCTTCTCAAGAAAACTTATCAGTCAGCGACAGTAGGACATTCTCATACATGGGATCATGCTGTGAGAGGAACTCCAACAGGTAGACACATTATGGGATTATGTGCAGGATGTTATCTAGATCATTATGAGGCTTATGCTAAATCTACTTTACCACTATGGTGGAAAGGTTTAGTTGTAAAACATAATGTACACAAAGGTGTTTATGATCTTT